TGCGATTACATCGAAGCCCGGACGTCCCTCTTTCAAAATCACTATCAAGGAATAAATCATGGCCTTTCTCACAGAAACTTTTGACGTTAACGAGTTGCCCGTTGGCAACGCAAACAACTTTGAGCCTTTGCCTGCTGGTTGGTACACATGCACCATCTCGCAAGCTGAACTCAAAGACACCAAGGCTGGCAACGGCCAGTACATCAAGCTGCGCTACGACATCACTGGACCGACGCATCAGGGTCGTGTGGTGTTTGGCAACTTGAACATCAAGAACGCCAACCCAAAGGCCGAGGAGATCGGACGCCAGCAGTTGGGCGAGATCATGCGTGCGATTGGTCTGGCTAAGGTGACTGATACGGATCAGTTGATTGGTGGACAGATCAGCATCAAGCTGGACATCAAGCAGGACGCACAGTATGGCGCAAGCAATGAGGTTCGGGGCTTTAAGTCGGTGTCGGGCAGCGTAGCGCCTAGCGCTACACCAGCACCGGCATCTGCGCCAGCGGCTGCTGCCAAGGCTGCGCCACCTTGGGCTAAGAAGTAAGCCAAAAAAAGCCCCGCACTGATTAGGGTGCGGGGCAAGTAACAATCAAGGAGAGAACCCATGAAGATTCCCGAAAACGATAATACCATTCAGGCGCTGGTTGATAAGCACCACGAGTCAAAGCCAGAGAAGCCACGCGCACACCTTGGGGCTAGTTCGTTAGGCCATGCCTGTGACCGCTGGTTGTGGTTGTCGTTCCGGTGGGCTGTGCAGCCTGAGTTCTCTGGCCGTATCTTGCGTCTGTTTCGTAGGGGGCAGAACGAAGAGGCCACCATCATCAGTGACTTGAGGGCCATTGGCTTGGATGTGCGCAAGGTATCTGCACAGCATCGTGTAGATTTTGGTAGCCACGTCTCTGGATCGTTAGACGCCATCATTGATAAGGGCGTGCCCGAGGCACCGAAAGCCAAGCACGTGGCCGAGTTCAAGACGCACAGCAAGAAGTCGTTTGATGCGTTGGTCAAAGACGGTGTAGAGAAGGCCAAGCCCGAGCACCTTGTGCAGATGCAGGTGTACATGCACGGCACTGGCATTGATCGTGCGCTGTACGTTGCCATCTGCAAGGACGATGACCGCATACATACCGAGCGCGTGAAGTACGACAAGGAGGTCGCTGAGAAGGCGGTGCGTCGTGGTCACTACATTGCATTGTCAGAGCGTATGCCAGCGCCTATCAGTTCGGATCCGAGTTGGTATCAGTGCAAGTTCTGCGATGCACGTAATTTTTGCCACGAAAGCAAAACCACCAAGCACGTCAACTGCCGCACCTGTGCTAATGCCACACCGCAGGGGGACAGCACTTGGCACTGCGCTAAGTGGAACGATGTGATCCCAGTGGACTCACAGCACAAAGGTTGCGAGAGCCATGTTCTGCACCCTGATCTAGTGCCGTGGCAGCGCAAGGACGGGCCTGATGAGTGGACTGCGGTGTACGAGATCAATGGCGTCAACATGGCAAACGGCGACCCAGCGCAAGAGGGCGTGTGGGGTAGCACGGAACTGCTGGCTAATGCCGAGGCTTGTGCTGGTGGTGACCCGATGATTGCTGAGTTGCGGAAGACTTGGGATGCAAGGATAGTTGGCTGATGCTTCGTGACTACCAACAACGCACCATCGACCAGCTTTACGCATGGTTTGAGGAAGGCGGCAAGGGCAATCCCTGCCTAGTGCTGCCCACTGGATCAGGCAAGAGTCACATTGTGGCGGCGCTGTGCAAGGACGCCTTGCAGAATTGGCCGGAGACTCGGGTGCTGATGCTGACCCACGTCAAGGAGTTGATTGAGCAGAACGCTGAGAAAATGCGCCAGCACTGGCGCGGTGCGCCCATGGGCATCTACAGCGCCAGCATTGGCCGCAAGGACTTGGGCGAGCCGATCACTTTTGCTGGCATCCAGTCGGTGCGCAGCAAGTCTAAGCAGTTGGGTCACACCGATCTGGTGATTATTGACGAGTGCCACTTGGTCAACCACAAGGACGAGGGTGGCTATCGCACACTGCTGGAGCAGCTCAAAGCGATTAACCCATCGCTGCGCGTGATAGGTTTGACGGCCACACCGTACCGGCTAGGGCACGGTTTGATCACCGACAAGCCAGCGCTGTTTGATGCGTTGATTCAGCCGGTGAGCATTGAGGAGTTGATTTACAAGGGCTACCTATCAACCCTGCGCTCCAAGGTCACCAAGGCCAAGCTAGACGTGACTGGCGTGCATAAGCGGGGAGGAGAGTTTATTGAGTCTGAGTTGCAGGCGGCGGTGGATACCGACGACAAGAATCAGGCGGTGGTGCAGGAGGTCATTGCACTGGCTGGTGACCGCAAGGCGTGGCTGGTCTTTTGCGCTGGCGTAAGGCACGCCCAGCACATTGCGGATGCGCTGAATCAGCAGGGCGTGGTAGCGGAGTGCGTGACGGGTGAGACATCAAAGAAAGAGCGAGAGCGCATGATCAGCGACTTTAAGGCTGGGCGCTTGCGTGCGCTCACCAATGCCAATGTGCTGACCACCGGATTTGATTACCCCGATATTGACCTGATCGCCATGCTGCGCCCGACCATGAGCGCCAGTTTGTACGTACAAATGGCGGGTCGAGGCATGAGGATTAAGAGCCACACCGATCATTGCTTGGTGCTTGACTTCGCTGGTGTGGTGGCTAGCCACGGGCCGATCACTGCTGTCCAGCCCCCAAAGAAGGGGGGCGATGGGGATGGCGTACCGCCTGTAAAGGTCTGCGACAACTGCGGCGAGTTGTGCGCTATTTCGACATTTGTTTGTCCTGCGTGTGGCACTCCATTTCCAATTAAACCGGGTAAGAAACTTAAGCTGCACGATGACGACATTATGGGGCTGGAGGGGCGTGATCTGGATGTGAGGAGCTGGGCATGGCGCAAGCACTTGAGCAAGGCATCGGGCAAGGAGATGCTGGCGGTGACCTATTACGGCAACTTGAGCGACCCAGCCATTACGGAGTACCTGCCGCTGATGCACGAGGGCTACGCCGGAGAGATGGCGATGAAGAAGCTGGTGGATATGGCACAGCGTGCTCAGATCGAGGCAGGTGGCCTTAACGTGAAGTCGCTGGACCAGATGGTCATCAACATGAATAAAACGCTTGCACCCATCAGCATTGAGTACAAGAAAGACGGCAAGTTTTTTAGAGTAATTAAAAGGAGATGGGATGAGACACGCTGAACCGGATTTGGTGACTGACTACAAGCGCTGGATAGCTGCTGGCCCACCGAGGTGCTGCCATACCTGTGAACACTATGGCGTTGACGGCTTGTGCGTGGAGTTCTTTATGCAGCCACCGGAAGAGTTCGCAGCCACCGTGGGTGAGTGCGATAGGTGGGAGGCCGAATGCCCATTTTAGAACGCATACCTACCGAGCACGAGGAGCAGCGCGAGTTCGTGCGCTGGTTTCGCCAAGGCTACAAGGACGTGCGTATCTTTGCCATCCCCAATGGCGGGGCCAGAAGCATGGCTACGGCTGGGCGTCTAAAGGTCGAAGGCGTGTCCGCTGGCGTGCCAGATCTTTTTATTCCTGCTTGGCGTCTGTGGGTGGAGATGAAGCGCACCAAGGGCGGTAGCGTGAGCGCCGAGCAGAAGGACTGGATCGCCTATCTGGAGGGCTGTGGCTACACCTGCATAGTGGCAAAGGGTGCTGATCAGGCCAAAGAAAAGGTCTTAGGGTTTGTCCCTACAAAATAGTTGAAAAAAGACTTGCAGTTACCGGAAACGATGATATGATTTACCCATGCCTCAGCAGTTCGCAGAGGGTTTTTTAGGAGGTCTTATGACCGATTTCACTTTCTCGCCAGCAGACTTCAACGCCACTGAGATCACAGTGGTTGCCAATACGCCAGACGGCAAACAATACCTTGCAGAGCGTTATGGCTTTGCTTGCGTCTCCATCAGCATTCGCAAGTCTGCTGCGCCAGAGTTGGCTGATAGTTTTGAGTTCCAAGGGTTGTCGTACTCTTAAATCAGACAGGGCTACGGCCCTGTTCTCTAAGGGTAAACACCTACAAAATAATTGTTGATGTTACCGGAAACGCTGTTATAGTAGAGACATCAACAACGAAACGGAGCAACGAAATGAACAAAGACAAAATGATTGAACTGCTTGAAGACGGCGCTTACTTTGATTCGCTTGACGAAAAATTTTTCCACCCCAGCTTTCGTAAAGGTTGGAGAAAGATTACCAGCGGCAACATTTCTTGGTGGGCTGTTAAGCGCTACTACAGCAAATCTGGCCGCTTGGTCAGTACAGAAAAATTAGTCTACAACCTGACAAAAGACATCTAAATAAAGCGGGGCTACGGCCCCACTTAACAACACAACGGAGCAAACAACATGTCACATCAAATGCATCTCAACAAAAGCGGTAGCGGTTTTACTTCAAGAACTGCTTGTGGTCGCAACATTTTGCGGACGCCAATGAGCACCGATTGGGAAAATTTTAAAATGGAAGCCAAGGCTTACCGTTGCATCAAGTGCGAAACCAGCAAGCAATTTGAAGTGAACGCCAGAATGGACGCACGTAAAGAAATTTATAACGCGCCATCAACATACAACCCAGAGTTTCTGGGCGCACAGCCAGCCCGTGCTGGTCAAGACTACTGATGACTACCACCGAACGAGTAGCCGCCCTACGCCAGCGCCGAAAGGCGCTTGGCTTGGTGCGAGTCGAGTTTTACCTCACCCCAGAACACGCCGCCAAAGTGCGTGGATATGTCAGTAAATTAACCAAGGAGAAAACGAAATGAAACACACTTACTACCCACCTAGCCACACTGAGTCATTGTTTCGCCGTGCAGTCATGAGCATTGTTGGAGCTATTTTTTTGGTCACCATAGGAGTGGTCCTGTTGATGGCTTACTTTGACGTCCTTGTGAAGTGAGGCGACCATGATCAAGTACATGTGGACAGAGATCAAAACCATGTTGAAGACGGTGACGCCAGCGCAAGCGGTGGCGCATGAACTGCTTCACGCAGAACACGAACTGTTGAAAGCAGAGAGCGGGGTGGAATATGCCTCCGCACTGGTCGTGTTTAATAAGAACAGAGTCAAGCGTTTGAAGGCGTATTTGGATAAAACCGAAGAAGTGAAGGAGCCAACATGACTACAGAAACAGGTGGGCCAGCGTTTCCATGCGAACGACAAAAGAATTGGACAAGTGCAGGCATGACCCTGCGAGACTACTTTGCAATCAAGGCTTTGCCAATCTGCTATCAATTTTGGACGAATGATTACTACCATCCAGATGCTGCTGATGCTGAAGATAGAGTCAAAGAGGATAGGGGTGTTTTCGACAGCGACACAAAAATAGTGATTGCTGACAGCGCATATGACATGGCAGATGCCATGCTTGAGAGGAGGAAAGTATGAACAGGATGTGCGATGCAGGGGGTATCTGCGGCCACACTCCGCAATGTGAGCATTTTTGTCACTTCACCAACGCAGAGAACGACCCGGAGACTCGCAAGATCAAAGCGTATCCGACAGTGCCTGATGACATCGAGCCAGTGCCACAAGGGTGGCAGATAGTCGGCAGCGTTTTAGTTGGCTTTGTACTGGTGGCGCTGATGGTGATCTGTTTGCTGCTGTTCTTTACAGGGCTTTGGGTTTGGAGTTTGCTGATATGAAAACAATCATTGAGATGGCGCGGCAGTCTGGGCTTGAGGAAATGTGGGAATTGACCCCGCGCTTTGTAGAAAGACTTGAAGCCTTTGCCGCCCTTGTTGCAGCAGCAGAATTTGCTAAACGGGAATGGAACTTCTGCCAACGATGCGGCAAGCGCACTGCTGACCTGACCACGATTCACACATGCACACCACCAAAGGAGAACACATGACTGAAGAAGACGATGACACACAGGTCTACAAGAAGCCGTGGGTAAACCTGACGGATGAAGAGCGCGTAGCAATACAGCAAATGAAATGGTGGGACTGGGAAGACACTTTTGATCTTGATGGTTTTACGCGAGCCATTGAAGCCAAACTCAAGGAGAAAAACGCTTGAAGTGCCCCATCTGCAATGTCTGGACTTCCGTGCTCGACACGCGAAACAAAAACACCATTACAGTGCGCCGTCGCAAGTGCGCAAACGAACATATTTTTGTAACCGAAGAGCGGGTTATATCGCCCAATTTAAAGGAAAAAGATGAGCTATCTGATCGCATCACTCCCACCAATTAAGTGCTTTGTCAAGCGGGAGTTTTTGTACAACTTTGAGAAGGGCCATGGCGAGTTAGAACCGGCCATCTGGGTAAGCCTCAAGGCCTTGCGTGGACAAGTGTTCCGCATTGAGTCATTGCTGCCCAACTACGGAGCGCTGTACGACAAGCTGCCAATACATGCTTACGTCTGGATGGATGATTTTTACAAGGGGTCGGTTGACCTCCCCATTGACGTTTTGCAGTTATGGGACTGCATGGGTTACA